TTGACCTGATCGGGGCTGCGGCGGGTGCCCCCATAGCCGCGAGGGGCGAAACTCATGCGGTTCATTGGAAGTGCCCCCACCGTTTGCCGTTTATGATGTCGTCGATCGTTTGACGGCTGACGCCAAATCCGACAGCCGCCTCCCGTCTTGGGATTCCCATCGCGTGCATCTTCCGGATTGCCAGCACGCAAACCTCATCGAGCTTGGACTGGCCATTCCTTGAACCACGGTTGTGTGTTCCATGGTGGACTGTGTCTGCCATGTTCTCGCTTTGCGTGGCCCAACGCAGGTTCCACGGTTGGTTGCCGTCACGACTGCCGTCGCAATGGGCAACCACGTGACGTTTGGTCGGCGGGCTTCCAAGAAATGCCATTGCGACAAGTCGGTGAATTGGAATGCTCTTCTTTTGGTTATTCCGCCATAGCGAGACGTAGAGATACTGGTTCTGCGGGTTGATCCATGGCTTCAAGGTGCGACCAGCTCGGGCACCTTTGCCAGCAAGCGCTCGGCGAACGTGACCATCCTCAGAGATTTCATATTCCGGCCATTCTGGAATGGAGCGCCACTCGGCATTGAAATCGATCATGCCAAACCTCCATTCGTTTCGATAACCCAGTGCAAAATGGCGATAGCGTCGGCCTCATTGTCATCGGTCGGGCTGAAGCCTCGGTTGCGCGCCGCATCAATCATGGCCTGCTTCGGCGCGTTGCCCTTTCCGGTTGCGTGTTTCTTGATCGTGCCGACGGGGACGCCTTGATACGGGATGCCCCGCAGCTCGGCCCAACTGGTCAAGCTGGCCATGAGACCGCCAAAGACGTGTGCAGCATCGGTCCCGGCGTGGCGGCGGACCTCCTCGAACCAGATCGCTGCGATGGGACCAGACAACCGCTCCAACTCCCCCAGCCAATTGGTGAAACGCAGGTATCGCATCCCACCACCATCATAGCGGCCGGATTTGAACGACGCCGTCCCGCTGGTGACAAGGCCGTCCGAGGACCGTAGCGCCCAGCCCGTTGTGGTCCCGAGATCCAGGGCCAGGATGGTCCCCGGCAAAGCTTCCGCCTGGTGTTCGCTCACGGGTTCAATTTGCCTGTTCGACATGGTCATCTCCATTGCTGCTCGAAAGGTGAAAGGTGCGGGGCAGATCGGCCCGCGCGCGGATACCCCACGACGTATGGGATGGGGCCAAACGTGCTGGTTGGCCCCCCATACGTAGTATGGGGGCTTTCATTGTTCGTCCTCCAATCAGCGTAAGGTGCTGAATTTATTTGGGTTTCGAGGACGAACAGAGGACGTACAAGAGGACGAACCTGTTCGACCTCTTTTGCCTCCAAGTAATTGAATTCATTGAATTGAGGACGAACAACGGCGGAGGACGAACATGTTCGACCTAAGGTCGTACAGAGGACGTACAAGCCAAAATCAGGCATTTTCGTCCTCCCGGACCGACCAATCGGAAGGGTCTTCGAGGTCCATGCATTGCCCGTTGGAGGGCGATTTGTAGTGGCTCGGAACGACCGGAATGACGCTGTCCAGGACCTCCCCGGTCTCCGGATCTATGCGACCCTCACGGCCGAACACCATGCCTTCCGCGCAGAGATAGCCAAAGCGCGACCGAACAACGGAGTGGCCGAATTTCGTGCCGTCGCGCAGGAAGCGGATGTGGCCTTTGGTGGCCAGCACATTGATGCGGTCGCGGATTGTGAACTGGCTGCCGAGGCCGCGCTGGTTCTCAAACGCTTCGCGGAACTGGGTCGAGGTGTAGAGTTTACCATCGGCCGCCTCGTCGATCAGGATCGACAAGATCACATCGCGCTTGCGATCGCGCTCGGCGTCATGTTTGGCCCCGACCTCCTTACGCACCAGCCGCTCGTTCATCGGGTTGATCTCAACCCATTGGCCGTTGACCTTGTCGATCAGCTTGGCTGGAAGCGCAGGTCCGTTCCTGAGCTCGATGTCGAGCTTGCGTTCCGGGGCCTCCTCGTCGGGTCGATGCAGGATCAGGCCGGAGGTGTAGAACCCGCGCAGCGCGCTGGCACCGGAGAGCGCGAGAAAAGGATCGTCCTTGACCTGCTGCTTGCTGAGCTTCTTGGTGTGGTGGACCAGGATCACCCCGCAGTCGGGGTCGATGTGGTCGCGCAGGACCTCCACCCGTTCCTTGAGGAAGAACATCATGGCGGTGTTGTCGTTTTCACCGCCGCCATCGGGCCCGCCGTCGAAGAGGTTTCGGATCGGGTCGACGCAGAGGATGTCGGGCGGTGCATCCGGGAACGCGGTTTGCACGGCGCGCGCTACGCGGACGCTGCCCTCGTTGTCGAGCAGCGTCTTCAGCTTGGGCGTGGCGACAAAGGTATCGCGTGCAGCGGCCAGCACCTCTGGAGGCAGCGCAATCTGCTTCAGCCGCTCGCGCAGATAGTGGTATTGGATCTCGGCCTGTAGGTAGAAGATCCGCAGGGGCCGCGGCGGGGTGAAGCCCAGGAACGGCACGCCAGCGGCCATGTGCACGAGCAAGGAAATCAGAAGGTCGCTCTTGCCCACCTTGGGCGCGCCGCCCAGCACCAGCAGCCCGCCTGGCGTCAGCACACGCGGCGCAATGATGTCCTCCGGCATGGCGCTCTGGTCATCCAGGAGCGCGCCAAGCGTAAATGCGGGCATCTCTTCCGGCCCTGGTGCGCCGGAGTTCAATCGGATCAGGGGCGGCCCGTATTTCTCGACATGCCGGTTCCAGAGCCGCTCGGACTCGCGCTTGAGCCGCTCGACCGGCCACTGGGGCCGCAGCATCGCGGCGTTGTAGCCACAGATCCCTTCCCAGCCCTCGTCCTTTGTCATCCGGCCCTCATGGACCATACGGATGAAATGCCCGATCGCGGCGGACGCACCCTCGAAGCGAGACCAGTCGTCTTGCGCCCCCTCACGCACCGGGGTCACCAGCACATCGTCCATGGCGGGCTTGTCGGGATTGGAGAACTCAGGCTGAAGGGACACGCCCGGCGCGGGCGGCATATCGGTGACCGCTTCGATGAACTCGGCCAGATCACGTTCGAGCGCGGCGTTCAGCTCGACGATGCGCACCTGCGTTTTCAGGCTGTTCTTGTAATAGACCGAACCCGCCACCCGGATCGGCTGGTGGGCCGAGCGAAAATGCATGTCGCCGCCGACCTTGGCCGCGATGTCACCGCGCAGGCGGCAGACACGGGCAATGTCATCCCTCTCGGCGGGCTCGGTCAGCGCCCACCAGACGTGGGCTTTCCGCTGGCCCTCGGGCGTGACGCCACCGCTTTCCACCACCATGGTCGGCGCGCCAAGATGGCGCTCCAGATGGGCACGCTTGGCAGCGATGTCGCCGGTGTCGAGGTCGACGACCACGGTTTGCATCTGCAATATGTCGGCGGCTTTGGCCTGGCCGGACGCGGCTACGGTGCCGGGTATCACGTAGACGGCCGCCCCCTCGCGTGAGGCCCATGTGGCGAAGGTGGCCATCTTCTCTGGGGCGTCCCGATCCGCCTCGAGCCAGATGTTATGCGGGCGGCCGTCGATGCCTTGGCCCTTGTCGATGAAGCTTCGGACCGGGATTAAGCCATCGCAATAGCCAAAGACGACCTGAATGAATTGAGCGATCTGCTCGGGATCAGGCTCGTCGCCGAAGACGTCGATCTGCGGGGCCGCATCGTTGAAGTCACGCCACGGGTTGAAATGGACGATGTTTTCCGCGGGCGTATCGGTCGTCGTGTCGTCGCGCATGGGTGTGTCCTCGTCGGGATCGCCTGGCTGGTCCGTCATTTGGCGAGGCTCCAACACCGCTTGGCGTGGGCGCAGAACCGGCATTCGAAGAAATCGCGACTGGCGGCGATGCGGGGCAGCAACTCGCCCGCATCTGTGGCCTGCAGGATCCGCACCGCGCGGTCGGACATGCGCTGCGCCAAGGCTGCATCGAAGGGGACAAGCTCGTGGTGGAGCTCGGCCGTGTCCTTATTGATCGCCGTAAACAGCGCCGGTGCGGTCGAAATCCCTGGCACCGAGGGCTCCATGTAGGCCTGGTAGATCGCGATCTGGGCGGCGTAGACGGGCTTGGAAACCGTGACCCCGTCCTTGACGCAGGCACGCCAGTTCTTCGCGTTCATCGTCTTACATTCCCAAAGCGCCGGCGTGCGCAGACCAAGGGCTGCCGGGGCATCGGCGATGATCCCATCGACATGGCCCCGGATACGACCGCCCACGACGGAGAAGCCGAACTGACCGCCATCGCGCTTTTGGGTCACCAGATCGATCCCGGCGGCGCGCAGCCAGCGGATGGCGAGATCCTCGAGCTGGTGGCCGATGGCGAAGATCCGTAGCGTTTGTCCGCTGAAGTCGGCACCGCCATCCTTCGGCGCACCGGCAAACTCGAATTGCAGCGCGCGTTCGCAGGCATCCCCAAGGCGAGAGGCGCCGAGATAGGTCCGGGGCGGTGTGGCCTCACGTTCAGCGATTAGGGCCGCATCGACCAGCGCGTTGATCCGCTCGGCCATCGAGGGGCGCGGGTTGAAGTCCAGCATCAGAACGGGATCTCGTCTTCCAGGGTGATCTTTGACATCTCGGCACGGAATGCGTTGATGGTGGTGACGATCAGCTGCTGCATGTCGCCCTGGGACAGCTGGCCAAGCGGTCTCTCCCAGCCAATCCGTTCCATTTCCGGGGCCAGCGCGCGCATGACGGCCGGCAGGGATTGCGTTTCTTCATTCGTGAACTCGACCATGGTCAGTCCTTTCTTCGCTTTGCGGGTGAAGGCCGCCTGGCAGCCCATGGAGCAGAACCAGCGGCGTATCCTGTGCGGGCGCGGCTGGTGGGGATTGAACCAGCCGAAGCCACGGGTGCGGGACAAGCAAACAGCGCAGAGCGTGCCGCGCGGATGCCATAGGCGATCTGTGCCCGATCTATCCGAAGCCGCCCTGATCGCGGGTGAGATTTGCGCGACACAGTTCAGTTGCTGCATTCGCCGCATTCGTGTGTCGGTGAAGCGCAAGAGCGCTCCACCTCAGTTGGCCCGAGGCTCAGTCCGCCCACGAGGGTCGCCCATGCGGCGCTGGCGCTTGCGCCTCGTACGCAGCTTGATGCGCGGCCGAGGCGAAGTCCGGAGCCCCTGAAGGCGCCGCCGCCACCTGCGCTGCCCCCATGACCTGCCCATATTCGCGATGATCAGGCGTGACAGCGCTGCGGATCTCGTTCTTGTCATCACCACTGGCATCGGTGCCGATATCGATGCGGGCGACGAACTCAATCCCGTCGAGATCAGCAAAGCCGCTGATGCGCCGTGCTGCCTGCGCCTCGGGCGACATGTCCTTGTCGGAAATCCCGCGCGCCGAGTTCAGCATGCCGCGCACCAGGCTGCGGCCCATGTTGGCCCAGTCCGGGCCTTTAGGGCTGTGAAGCCCGATCAAGGTGAAGATCTTGCGGCGGGCATATTGGCCTTCCGTCACGGTGAACTCGCCGTTGAGGTACACCGCGCCCGTGGAGCCACGCGTGGCATAGCCGCCGGTCCAACCCTGCGAGGCATCGTCAAATCCGCCGGGGCGGATGGTCAGCCGCACCTTGGCCAGCGTGCCTTTGGGGATGAGGTTGGTGTTGCTCTGCGCGTCATTGAAATCGTTCCAGGAACCCATGGGGAACCTCCTTCTATGTTCAGGATTGCGGTTGGGATTGGGCGTCACCGGCCGGATCGGCGGGTGGCGCGGCGTAGGTCAGGCGATCCGTTGCCGAGGTCACAGGAGTCCGGATCTTCGCCATCAGGCGGCCGAGATGGGGTTCTTCGACTTGAGCCAAGCGGCCGGAGCGGTCCTTGGCTGGGAACCCCCAGGGATTGATCGTCTGGCAGACAAAGGCGCGGTAGGGATCGCCGCCCTCAGACGGCAGCTCCGCCATGGTGATCACCTCATCGACGATCCCCGGCAGCTCAAGCCCGGTTTTTGAGCCGTCGATCTGCGGCTGGAAGACCTTGCGATTGAAGTCATCAAGCTTCTCGTCGAGGATCCCGACGAACCAAACGTTTTTGGCCCGTGTGTGCTGCAGATGGGTAAGCCAGCCGATCATCTCTCGGCCATGGAGCCCGTAGGCCCCGCGCACATCGGGCTTACCGGTCTTCTCCGACAGCGCCTCGGGTTGGCCTTTGCACCACCCGAAGCACAGCCGCCCCGCGACCGTGATCGAGTCGATAAAGACTGTTTCGTAGCGGTCCAGTGCGGCCGGATCGCCGAAGCGCTCGCAGACGGCGGCATAGTGCGCCGGACTGTAGGGCTGTTCATCGCGCAGCGCCGGGTTGGGCCCACCGATGAACACCGCGAAATCCCGGCATTCCGTCCAGGTGCGCGGCCGGATGCTGTCGCCCGCCCAGCCCTCGATGGCGAGATCGCCCGCTTCAAGATCCATGAACAGCGTGCGGGCGGGATCGAGGGTCCACAGGAGCGAGGTTTTCCCAATTCCGCTGACCCCGAAGATGCACCCCTTGATGCCTCGAGGTTCTGCCAGGCGTTCGTCGGCGCTGATGATGGGGAGGCTCATTGATCGCTCTCCTGCGAGACGATCTCGACCTTCAGCGTCCCAGGCCGAACCGTCCGCGCGGGTTCAAAGCCCTGACGGATAGCCTCGGGCCAAGCCGCGTATTTGCGCTCCGGCACCTTGAAGGCGAGGTCGACATATTCGGCGGGATCGTCCCCGGCATCGCGGATCCGCGCGACCATGTCGGACAGTTTTTCCTGATCCCAATCCACCCGCTTCGGCAGATCAGCGATGACCGTGAAATCACCATCGTCGAAGCGGACCGAGCCGGTGTCTTTGCCCTGTGCGCGTCGTTCTTGTGCGGCGCGTTCGCCGAACCGCTGGATCAAACCGGCATCCAGCCGCGCCTTGGCCGCTTTCGCACGCTTCAGAAGGGCATCGGTTTCGGCCTGCAGAAGTGCCATCAACTCAACGGGCAGGTCCGCGATCTCTGAGAGGGAAAGCGTCCCCAAATCCTCAACGGATGGGGTGTTATCAGGAAAAGGCATGTATGGATCTCCATTGGAGGCAAAGTGATCAAGCCAGGCCATCAGGCAGCCTTGGGCTCTGGCAGAAGGGTTGCGAGTGGGATGGGGGCGCCCGGTCGGCGTTTGCGCGCGATGGCGACATAGGCCCAACGGTCGGTTTCGATCCGAAGCTGGACGAGATGCACCAAGCCTTCTTCAAAGGCGCGCAGTGCCACCGTCGCCACCGCCGAAAGGCAGCGCCGATCCAGCTCCGGCAGCGTCGACATACCCGGCATGGTGTCCACTCCGAGAAACCCGCGGTGATATTCGAGACGGTCGCCGGGATCCGCTTGAGCGATCCAGGCACAGAGAGCGATATCGGTCAGCGGAGGAGACGGCGCGCGCTGTGCGTGAGAGACTGGAAAGGACATCAGCATGCCCTTGTCACCCGGGTGGGATCCGCTGTCAGACGCCGCGCAGCCTGCTGGCTCTTGGCAACGGCGTCCTGAACGAAGCGTGCTCGTTGTAGCTGGCTAGTCTCAAACGCCTCCACATCAGTGATGCGGTAGAGCACCCGTCCGCCGAGTTTCAGGAACGCCGGCCCTTCACCGGCATAGCGCCACCGCTCCAGGGTCCGGTGCGAGAGGCCCCAGCGACGGGCCAACTCCTTCTGGTTCAGACAATGCTTGGCTGGCATCGTTGTCTCCTCAGTTGTGTTTTCTGAGAGGACTTTGCGAAATTACTCTGTGGGATGTCGTCGGGATCGTGGTGGGATGCAGAGGGGGATCAAAACAGCCTTGGTGGACAGGCCAAGACCCACAAGAGTGGGATGCTCATCCCCCTCCATCCCACTGCACATCCCACACTGACGACAGGAAGCGCGTCTTGCGACGCAGGCCTATTCAACATTGAGTCGGTAGGCGCCACGGCGATCCGAGCGAATAAGGTCCCGCCAGTGTTTCTGGGATTTGAAGACATCAGACATCTTCAGGCTGCGCGAGCCCGCGGCTTGAAGGATCGATTTGCCGTTCTGCCAAGGGGCGTCCGCGAGGGCCGCTTCATGCAGGGCGCGCACCACTTCAGCCTGAATCGGCCCCAGTCGAAACCGCACACCGTTGCAGCGCACGTCCTGATAATCCTGCGAGGCCAGAAACATCCCGGCTTCTTCGTCGTTACCCTCGCACCGAAAGCCCGTATCAAGTTCAAAACGATCGCGTTCTTCTCGCCGTATGAGGAGATCGCCAATGAGCACAAAGACGGGATCACTCTCTGAAGCAAGCTGCGCGTAGGCGGCACGTGGCGTCCGAAACTCGCGAAGGTGTAGTTCGCCGCACCGAAAAAGCTGATGCACATCTTGAGGTCGCAGGTCCAATAAACCCGAGAACGACCCGCGCTCCCAGGGAATGCGAGATCGCCCGCCATCTCCAGTTTTCTCGAAATCACCGAACTCGATTGTCAGATCAAAAACACGGAGAGACAGGCGCAGTTTGTCGTTCTCTGCCAGGTAAACGAGATCGGGTTCTGTGACATTCCACCTCTCGAGGATCTCCGGGAGTGGAAAGTACATTTTATCGATCCGCACACCCGACTCCTTCTGGCGATTCCCTAACTTCGTGTTCACCCTATGTTCATATTGACTTGACCGCGATGGATCAATCCTGTCTTATCCTTTCTTGTCCACAACTGGATGGGGAAATCTATGCACCACACCCTCGCTGACCGCCTGCGTGCCCGTGCCGATCAGCTTGGCATCAGTCCGGCGCATGTCGCGGAACTCGCCGGTGTGAACCGCTCCTTTGTCTATGACATATTGCGCGGCCGCTCGACCAAGCCTGGAATGGAGAAGCTCGAGGAGGTGTCGCGCGTCCTCAAGGTCGAGCGGGATTGGCTTCTCCACGGCATTGGAGAAGTCGAAGGCAAACCTCCGTTCATCGATAATCCCGACGAGACTTTTGTCGCTGTCGCCCATGCGGCGCCGCGGCCCTCCATGGGAGGCGGGGCCGTTGTGGACGAAACGGTGGAGAACCCGGGGCGCGCGTATCACTTTCGCCGCTCCTGGATCCGCGACAAGCTGAAAGCCAGCCCTTCGCAGTTGCGCATCATGCACGTCCAAGGAGACAGTATGATCCCCACGCTGAATGATGGGGACGCGGTCCTTGTCGACATGTCGCGCAAAACGCCCAGCCCGCCTGGCATCTTTGTGCTTGATGACGGCATGGGGCTCGTGGCCAAACGGCTCGAACATATTCCAAACAGCGATCCGCCAGCGGTGCGCGTGATTTCGGACAACGCGGTCTATGGACCCTACGAGCGCACGGTGGATGAGGTCCATGTCGTTGGGCGAATTCGGTGGTTTGCGCGGGAGATCTAAGTATGGCGCATGTCATCATCCGTGGCGGAAATGGCCGCCGTCATGAAGTGGACTTTGAGGACGCCGACATCACCGTTGAGCTGCACGCCAGCGAGGAGCACATCGAACTGGTGATCGAGTCGCCCCATGATAAGGGTCCATCCCACAGGAAGCGTTTCGCGCTGGTCAACATCCCGCGGCATCTGTTGAGCAAGGCCATGGCCGACCTGGCCAAGAGTAAGACGGCTGGGCCTGGGTGAGGGGCAAGGTGCCTTCGCCGGGTGATGCTCAGGGGGAGGTCCTCTCTGGACTGGCTGAGCGTGTCACTTTTCATAGCCAGGAGTCCGGTTTCTGCGTGCTGCGGGTCAAGGCGCGCGGGCACAGAGACCTGATTACCGTCGTCGGTCACGCTGCGATGATATCGGCCGGGGAATGGATCACGGCGTCCGGCGATTGGGTGACGGATCGCACGCATGGCCTGCAATTCCGGGCGAAGTTTCTCAAGACATCAGAGCCAAGTTCTCTGGAGGGCATTGAGAAGTATCTCGGCTCTGGCATGATCCGCGGGATTGGGCCGGTTTACGCCAAGCGCATGGTCAAAATGTTCGGCAAGGATGTGTTCGACCTGATTGAAGCAGAACCCGAGCGCTTGAAGGAAGTCGAAGGGATTGGCCCCAAGCGCGCGGAGAAGATCACGTCGGCCTGGGCGGATCAGAAGGTCATCCGCGAGATCATGGTGTTCCTCCACAGCCACGGCGTTGGCACCGCGCGAGCCGTGCGGATCTTCAAGACTTACGGCGTCGATGCTGTTCAGGTCATGAGCGAGAACCCATACCGTCTTGCGCGCGACATTCGCGGCATTGGGTTCAGAACGGCCGACCTGATCGCAGAGAAGCTCGGTATCGAAAAGACGGCAATGATCCGGGTGCGCGCCGGGATTTCTTATGCGCTGACCGAGGCCATGGGCGATGGCCATTGCGGCTTGCCGCTGAAGGAGCTTTCAGCCTTATCGACCAAGCTGCTGGAGGTTTCCGAGGATCTGATCGAGGCGGCCATCGAGTTGGAACTCACCGAAGGGACGGTGACAGCCGATGCCGTAGAGGAAACGCCATGCCTGTTTCTGAACGGGCTTTATCAGGCGGAGAAGGGGATCGCCGAGCGTTTCCGCGCGCTGGTGACTGGGCCCAAGCCTTGGCCTGACATCGATGCTGACAAGGCCTTGCCGTGGATTGAGGCAAAGACCGGACTGACGCTGGCCGAGACGCAGGCAGATGCCATTCGCCTGGCGCTGCGCTCCAAGGTCATGGTGATCACCGGCGGGCCCGGCGTCGGGAAAACCACGATTGTGAATTCGATCCTGAAGGTCCTCTCAGTAAAGGCCGTCAAGTTGCTGCTTTGCGCGCCGACGGGTCGGGCGGCCAAGCGGATGCAAGAAGCGACCGGCATGGAGGCGAAGACCATCCACCGCATGCTTGAAATCGATCCCAAATCCTTCAGCTTCAAGCGCAATGAAGACAGCCCGCTTGATTGCGATCTCCTGGTCATCGATGAGAGCTCAATGGTCGACGTGTCGCTGATGCACTCGTTGCTCAAAGCTGTGCCGGACCAAGCAGCGCTGCTCATTGTCGGTGACATCGACCAACTGCCGTCGGTCGGGCCGGGTCAGGTTTTGGCGGACGTCATCGATTCTCATGCCATTCCGGTGGTCCGGCTGACAGAGGTCTTTCGCCAGGCGGCGCAGAGCAAAATCATCACCAGCGCCCACCGCATCAATCAGGGCAAAATGCCGGATCTCGCCAAGCCCTCTGGTGACAGCGACTTCTATTTTGTGCCAGCCGACGATCCGGAGCAGGCAATTCTTCGCATCGTCGATATGGTGCGAAATCGTATCCCCAATCGGTTCGGTTACGATCCTATTCGCGACATCCAGCTTCTCTGCCCCATGAACCGCGGCGGTGTCGGGGCCCGGGCACTAAACATGGAGCTGCAGGCGGCGCTGAACCCTGCCGGTGAGAACAAGATTGAGCGGTTCGGCTCGACCTTCGCGCCGGGCGACAAGGTCATGCAGATCGAGAACGACTACGACAAGGAAGTCTACAACGGCGACATTGGCTACGTTGAGGGTGTGGATCTGGCGGAAGGCGAGCTGACAGCCACCTTCGATGGCCGGAGCGTCTCGTACCTGTTTGGCGAACTGGATACGCTTGTCTTGTCCTACGCCGCGACGATCCACAAAAGCCAGGGCTCGGAGTACCCGGCAGTGGTCATTCCCGTCCTGACCCAGCATTACGCGATGCTGCAGCGCAACTTGCTCTATACTGGGATCACCCGGGGCAAGCGCCTTGTCGTCTTGGTCGGACAGCGGAAGGCAATCGGCATCGCCGTCAAGAACGTCTCCGGCCGCCGGCGCTGGTCCAAGCTCAACGAATGGCTCGTATAACCGGTGCACAGGCCCAGCAGTTGTACCAGAGCGAGGGTCATTCTGGATGCGACTGTGTGAGAAGGAGTGCCTACGCATTCGCCGGGCAGAACGCGTTTGAGCCGGATCAAGGCCAACATTCGGCTGCGCCGTAAAATGCATCTGTTTTGGTCGCACAAGAGGAGGAGGTGCTGACAATGCTCGAAGACAAGAAAACCCCGCTACTGATCCCTGGATCGAATCCGCTCACCGACCACTTCCGAAGGGAGATGGAGACAATGATGTCGCGGTTCTTTGGCGGTGCGTCGCCGTTTGCGCCGATGGAAACCGCAGCGCAGCGGACAGGGTTCCCTTCGTTGGATATGACCGGCGCAATCTCACCGGCGATAGATGTGCATGAAAACGATACAGCGATCGTGCTGACAGCGGAGCTTCTTGGTCTGGAAGAAGAAGACGTGGAGATCGAACTCAGAGACCGGCGCCTGACGCTGCGGGGGCAGAAGAAGATCGCCCACGAGGACAGCGGTGACCTACATGTCAGTGAGCGCAGTTACGGCAGCTTTGCCCGCACAATGACGTTGCCGGAAACGGTTGACATAGAGAAGATCACTGCGGAATTCGATAAGGGTATTCTTCACGTCACGATGCCTAAAGCGGAACCGCAAGATCCCAGTCGGAAGATCAAGGTGAACCAGACCGGGTTTATCGGAGAGGTTTAAGTTCCTATTCGGCGGCGAGGGTAACAGGTGTCAGACTGTCATAGAAGTTCCTTTCTGCTTGAGC